TTCTAATTGCCTCATTTTGTAGTTTTTCATGCCAAGCTTTTATATCCGGATATTTTTTTAAGAAAGCCGAATAATATCTTTTCTCATCTTCAGAACCAGACATACCCCCATAAAGAGGTTTAAATGTATGAGGCTTTGCCTCTTGTCTAGAACATCCAATAATATCTGCTGTATATTGATGTACATCTACACCATTATTTATATCTTCTATTCCTTGTTTATCTTGGGCAAGAAATACAGCAGTACGAAATTCTAATTGAGCGTAATCTATTTCCATAATACTTCCGCCATCAAATCTAGAACTAATAACTTTACGAATAGGAAAGGTACTACCTCTAGGTTGATTTTGAAAGTTGGGATTACGACTCGATAATCTACCTGTTGCTGTTACAGTTTGCATAAACCGAGGATAAAGAAAACCTTTATCCGTTGTAAATTTTTTTATACCATCAACAAAAGTACTAAGGTATGTTTCTAATGCATTGTATCTTACAATTTTCTCAACAAATAATTTTAAATCTTCATTAGCTGTTTTAGATATTTTAACTAAAGTTAGCCTATCAGATTTAAATCCACCTTCAGATATTTCCATAACAGAAGTTACTTTACCAGAAAATCCTGCCTTATCATTTAATTTTTTATATACAAAACCTTCACCTTTACATTCAGAACATTTACTTAAATTTTTGTATGGACTGCCATCTACTTTTATTTTTTGTATAGTTCCTCTACCCTTACATACAGGACATTGCTCTGCTTTAGTTTTATAGACAGGCTCTAATTGACTATCAAATATTTTTTTTAATTGTTTTATTGTAAATCTAGGTCTGCGTTTTTGTTTTTTTGTAACCTTATCAATACCTAAATTAAATATTCTAGACCACTCTTTTTTATTTTTTACTTGCACTCCATAAATTAACCAAGATAATTGCTCTGGACTTGCAGGATTAATTTTGGTATCTCCCATACGAGTATATATTTCTTCATCTATTTTTACTCTCAGTGCATCATACTCTGTTTGAAAATCTTTTTCAACTTCATCTAATGCTTTTCTATCAATGTAAATACCATTGTCTTCCATCTTTGTTAGCACAACCACAAACTGACACATGTTTTGTATTGTTTTAATTAAATGTTTATGTTGTGGTTTTTTTAATTGTGACATTTGTGCATCAAATAAAGACCTTGTTGCTTTAACATCTAGCCTACCATACTCTTCTACAATACCAATAGGTATATTTTCAAATGAGATATTATTTTTTAGATAAGGTTCTGTTAAATCAGATTTTTGTATGACACCTCTAAATGCACAGCAATCTTTTAATGTTAAACTTCTTTTAATACCTCTATTAAAAATATATTCTACTAGCATTGTATCACAAACTCTACCATTATATTTAAAACCTGCTTCCCATAGCCATAACAAATCAAACTTTATATTATGTCCTACAAGTAATGTAGTCTTATCTAGTATATCCTGTATTACTTTTCTATTAGGTATACCTTTAAATTCTCTGTGTTTAAAAAATATATATTCATCATTAATACCAAGAGATACTAAAAAGTTATCTGGATTTTTAGCTGAAGGGTCTTTCTTTCCTTCATCATTAAGTTGAAAACTTGTCTCTACATCAAATACACTAATCATTTTCTATAACTTTCTTGGGTTTCTATACTATGACAATTTGCACAAAGAACTATACATTTTCTCATTTCTATTTTTATTCTCCCCCATTGTTTATAACTACTTCTTCTCATGCATGCAACATTTTCTATTTTTGTAGATGGGTCTACATGATGAAACTGTAATGCCACTGGATTTTTTTTATAACCACAATGAGAACAACCTTTAAATCTTTTAACTCTATCTATCCTATTTGTAATCCAAGCACGAACAGTCCTATGTCTTCTAATACTACCTTGTCTTTTATTTTCCCAACCTTGAGGAGAATACCACATAGGTTTACCTCTTCTATCTTTTCTTCCAGAGTTTTGTGAATGATATCCGCCAAATATAAAACCATCTTCTCTTGTTGTCACCCCTCTAATCATACATCATACCTTGATAATTCTGGTATTATAGTACAAACAATCTGTCCATGCCAACCTGTTATTTTATTTTTACTTATGTATAGGCCCCTTACATTTTGGTCTGTATCAACTTTATCTCTAAAACCTACACCAATAATAACATCTGCCTCTGCGGCTTTACCTGTTTTACTACCCTCCATCATATCAAATGTTAATTCAAATTTACCATGACCATCTGCCGATGCCTGTGATATAGCAACAACACAGCAATTATTTCTTTTAGCTATTTCTCTTGCCCCGGTATACACAGCCCTAAGTTTTTCATCTGTTCTAGCAAAATTACCTTTAACATTTACTTTGTCTAACTGGTCTATAACTAATATATCTGGTTTTTCTTTTTGTACAAACTCATCTACCTCATCTAATGACCAATCAACAGTATCAAGTATCTTAATATTTTGTTCTACTTCGGCCCATTTTTCTTTAGTTTTATCCATATCTGCTCGTATTTCATCAAAGGTCATGCCTGTATGAGCATTAATTAGTCTCATCTGTGTCCTAATTGCAGGCTCTTCATTGATAAGTGCACATACTTTAGCACCTTGAGAGGCAAATCCGTCAATTCCTGCGACTAAATTTACCCAGAACGCTGTCTTACCACTCTCGGGTCTCGCAAATACAACTACAAGATTTCCTTCACCAACACCATTAACTTTATCTCTTAGCATAGGAAGATTAAACTTAAATTTTGTATTATCTTTTAATTTATCTATTAAACTGTTTACATCTGATGTAATATATTCATACTCATCTTTATCTATATCATCAAAAGATATTTCTAATTCTTTTTTTATTTCTGCAAAATCAGAGTCTTTACCATTATATATCTCTGTTGCTAATACTGCAATTTTATTTGCTATTCGTCTTTTAAATAGAGAACGAATAATATTATTGGCTATGTTTTCACTAGGTAATGTTAAACTTTTTATCTCATCTATTAAAGAATAAAAGTTTTCTTTCTTTGCTCTTGTAGATGCAGGATTGTATACATCCATATGTAACGAAGATACTTCACTAATACTTAAATCATTATCAGAATCATCATGTGCATTTTGAATTGTTTCGTATAGTTCCCCTGTACCATTAGTAAAAAATTCTTTTGATAATTTACTTTTATTTTTATTATAAAATTTTTTATTTAATAATAATTTTATTAATTCCTTTTCCATTTTGTCGCTTTCATTTGTTTAATTATTTCTTTCATTACATTTGTTTTATTTTTATCTTTCCATAAATCTATATAAAACTTTGCAGTTTTTTTGTCAAGTTTACAAGGTGCAAGAGACAGAGGCCATGTTCTTAAATATGCCAAATAACTTCTACAACCCATCATGTACATAGGAAGTTCATTTCGTTTTAATTTTAATTTTTTATACTCCCCATTATGTGCATACACACAATGAAAATATTTTTGTTTTTCTAAAATAAACCAAGGATGTGTGCCACAATCAACTAATTTCCACATTACGATATCACCTTGTAATCATTTCCATAATGCCAGTCATCTGTTTCTTTACATCCAGAACAAATTCTATTTCCATTCCAAGTGCTTTCAAATGGTTTATAACACATCATACATTTTCTTTCTTTTTTATCAACATTTGGCTTTTCTTTTTTATAACCAGTTTTCCACATCTCTGTATACTCAGCTTTTTCTTTTAACATTTTTTTTACTTTCCCGTAACATATCAATCCATATATCTTCAAATGAACGTATACTTTTTTTTATGTTCGATTTTGTTTTTACTTTATCTTTTAAATTCATGTACATGAAATCAACTAGTAAGTCAAGAAACTGTTGTTGAAACATTTTTTTAGGCATTACCACATTTCTCCTCATCTTTTACTTTGCTACAATAAAACTCTTTTGCTTTGTTTTTCTTTGTCTTTTGTTTTTCTAATATTTTCTTTTTCTTCTCTGGATTTGGACTAGTCTCTAATGCCTCATCAATAACTTGTATAGTTTCTTTTGCAACAAAGTAAGTACAGCTATTTAAAAATAAAAATATTATTAAAATTTTATACATTAGTGACTCCCTATGTACATATCGCTTTTTTTGCATGACTTGCAAAATCTATCAAACTTACTTTGAATATAATATTTTCTATTACACAAATAGCATGTACCTGTACCTATTGTTTTGTAATAAAAATTGTGCCTGCCTCTAGGTCTTTGTACTGTGTATCCTGCTTTGTGTTTATCTCGATGAAATTTACCAATTACAGCATTTTTAGTTGTTCCTAATTCTTTGCCTACCTCTGTAAATGATAAACCTTTTGCTTTAAGTTCTTTTGCCTTTGTAAATTTTTCTTCTGTCCATACTATTTTCATTGAGTTACCCACCAATCTGGTGCAGATACACCACGTTCCCATTTGGCAAAATAAGATTTAGCACCTTTATAATATTTTCTGTATGCAGTTACATAATCTTTATCTTTGTATTCATCTGGCATACATTGAGGGGGTTCAGTAATATAATCGGGATGCATTTGTTTTATAATTTTATTAGAATAATTTTTATCTAAAATAATATTTAAAATAGTTGATGACTTATGTAATTTATTAAATCGTTTATAATATTCTTGACTAATAAATACAGCATTTTCTAACGCCCAAATAAAATTTTGTCGAGTATGTCCGACCCATATAGTCATAGGATGTTTAGGATAAGCAGGTTTATATAAATCTTCTAAACGTTCTTTTGCATTTGCTTGAACAGCAGTTGATAACATCTGTGCTGATTCTAATAACATTTTTGGCACATGCTTATCACATAAAGCATTAGCCGCCCATTGTGGGTCTTTGTGTAAAAAAAATATATTCATTAGTCTCTTTCTGTAAATGTAATTTGTATTTTACAATTTGTATATCCATTTGTCAAATTATCTTCATACTCTTCAACAAATCTACATAATTTTTTTATATTTATTCCATCATTAGATTTTGTTTCTGTAATAACTTGATTTTTCTTTTCTTTACTATTGTTCCATTTAGAACCTATAGTTTGTATTATATATTCATCTACATATGTCATTGAAATAAACTTTCTATTTGTGGTTTATCAAAATACTTCAAATCATCTTGAAGTATCTTTATTTCAGTATCCATATAATACCTTAGTTGATTGCTTATGTCAAATGCCTTGGTAGTTGCATCTCTATCAAGTGCCA